AGACGCCCCTCGCCCCGTAGCCGGCGAAACCTACCGCGCCAACTACGATGCGATCTTCAGCAAGGGCAAGCCCTACCCTTGGTGGATCTGCCGACCCTGCGGCTTCGCCTACGGCCGATTCCCCTGCCAAGACCGCGTCAGCACCTACCACACCGACACCTGCGGCATCTGCGGCGAAGTGACCGCATGCAGTGAACCCCGCGACTTTGGTCATCTCCGCGAGTGGCCCATCAAATGATCTCGCCCGAGCAGTTTAGCGAGTTCTTCGACAAGGGGGCCAAGCGCATGAACCGAGAGGTTCTGCACTACCGCATCGAAGCGGCCGAACCGCAGTGGCCCTCGGAGGCCGACTTGAAGGCCGTGGGCGAGGCATGCGACCGCTGGCTGGCGCAGCGCAAACTCCTGCGCGGAGCGTGGAAAAACCACGACTTTTTGTTCCCCCAAAATTCCCCAAAAAAAGACTGTTGACACACCGCACACATCCGTCTACAACTCACCACAGTTATGAACGACATTGAAATGAGCGCCCTCGTTTTAATCTTCGCCATCCTCGGAACCATCGCCGTTTTACTCAGCGACGACGACGACCCGCGCTTCCCATGAAAAAGCAACAAGCCATTCCCCACGACACGCAAGCCGAGCAGTGCGTCCTTGGCGGACTCATGTGCTACGGCGACTTGATCGACGAGTGGAACGAGTTGACCGGCGAGCATTTCTTCACGCCCGCCAACGCCACGATCCTCGACACGATCAAGGCCATCCGCGCCGAGGCCGGACAGCCCGACCTTATTAGCGTCACACAGCATCTCTCCTCGCAGGGCAAGCTGGAGAATGTCGGCGGCGCCGGGGCCTTGGCCGAAATCTATTCCATGGCCGGTCCCCGCGACTTGTCCTACTACGTCAACATCCTGCGCGAGCATGTCGCCCGCCGCCGCATGGTTGAGGCCGGTGTGCGCATGGCCGCCGCTGGGCGCGACATCGCGCAGAACGTCAGCGAAGTGGTGGCCGAGGCCGGTGAGAGCATCCTGTCCATCAACCTCGACGGCCCCAGCCAAGGCAGCGTGCATGTCGGCAGCGTGGTCAGCGATGCCGCTGCCGAGATCGAGCAAGCCATGGCCAGCAAGGGCCAGCCCCGAGGACTGTCTACCGGCTACCGCGAGCTGGACGTGCTGACCGGCGGCTTGCGCGAGGGCCAGCTGATCGTGGTCGGTGGCCGCCCCGGCATGGGCAAGAGCGCCCTACTCATCAACATGTGCGACCGCATGGCCGCCGCTGGAAGTCCTGTGCTGCTGTTCTCCCTAGAAATGCCAGCCAAGAGCATCGCCAACCGCATCGTCATGGCCAGAGCGAGGGCCAACAGTGCCCGCGTCCGCTTGGGGGCGATCAGCGCCAGCGAGGCCAAGACCTTGGGCAACCACTTCTTCAAGCTGGCCGACCAACCGCTCTACATCGACGAGGCGCGCGGGGCCAACATCATGGACATCCGTGGCCGGGCACGGCGCGATCTTCGCCGCCACGGCATCAAGGCCGTCTTCGTGGACTACGCCCAGCTCTTGGAAGCCAAGGGCTACAATACCAGCTACGAGCGGGTCAGCGCCGTCAGTCGCGGCCTCAAGGCCATGGCGCTGGAGTTGGGTGTGCCGGTCATTGCCGCCGCCCAAGTCGGCCGCAAAGCCGACGAGCGCAGCGATACCCGGCCCAAGATGAGCGACTTGAAAGACTCCGGTTCCTTGGAGCAGGACGCCGACATCATCATCCTTCTTCACCGCGAAGGCTACTACGAGGCCGGCAGTGGCGCCGACAGCACGGACAACCAGGATGCCGAGATGATCGTGGCCAAGCACCGGGAAGGCCAGACCCGCAGCTTCCCCATGGTCTGGTCGCCGAGCTGCACCCGCTTTGACCACGCCAACATCAGCCGCATGACCGACGAGGCCCCGCAGCCCTACGGCAACCAGCCCGACCTCCACACCATTAACGCCGTCCTCAATGAATAGCCGCCAAAAAGGAAAACGCGGGGAACTGGAAGCCGCCAAGTTCCTCACCGCCGAGGGATTCCCCGCCCGCCGCAGCCAGCAGTATTGCGGCGACACGAAGGGCGACAGCAGTGACGTGCTCTGCGAGTGCCTGCCCAAGCTGCATTTCGAGGTAAAGCGCACTGAGAAAGGAAATCTTTACAACTGGATCGCCCAGGCCAAGCGCGATGCCGGCGAGAAGCTGCCCGTAGTCATGCACCGCCGCAACGACAGTGAGTGGCTGGCCATCCTGCCGGCCGAGACCTTCCTCGTCATCCTGCGCAACTCCAATTTCGTCGAGTAGTAAAACACAACAACAAACAAACACACACAAAACAACATGGCTAAAATACCAGAAAACAAAACATCGGCACTCGCTAACCTCGGTGAGCCGCCGCCCAAAGGCACATACCTCGCGGTCTGCGTGGATGTGATCGACCAATACAACGTCGAACGCCAGAAGTATCAGAGCGAAGAGACGGAAATCGTCAACCTCACCCGGTTCGTCTTCGGCGTGAAATGTAAGGATGGCTCGCTGCGCAAGATCCCCAGCAGGGCCATGAAGATCAGCAACCATGAGAACAGCGCCCTCCGCGCGTTCCTGGTGAGCTGGCTCGGCGAGGCCCCCAAGTCGGGCTTCGACACGGCATCCCTCAAGGGCAAAGGCGCACAGCTCACGCTCGTCGAGGACCAGAAAGGCGACAAGACCTACATCAACATCGGCACATGCACCGAAGTGATGGAGGAACTGCTGAACAAAGTGCCCAAGGTCGAAGACTTCGGCGCCTCGGCCGACAACGACAACACCGGAGCGGAGATTCCGTTTTGATTATGGCCGCCCGCAATCCCGCACTCTCCTGCGAAGGCTTTAGCTGCTTCGCCGGACCCTATCTGGCCAGTGAGGAACACATGATCCTTCCCGTCCTTTTGGATGCCGCTAAGGCCAACAAGGAAACCCGCGTGGACCGCAACGAGTCCGGCGCGTGGATCTGGCAGCGCAGCCGCAAGCGCAACGCGGCATAGGTGGCAACAGCGGGGGTCGGTCGCAACACCGGCCCCCGCATCACCAACCAAAGTTATGGCAATCCTATCCGAAGCAAAATCCGTAGACGGCGGCCACTGGTATAAGCCGGACGGCACACCCTGCCACCAGCTTCCCAAGAAAGACGGCAGCGGACTCAAAGACACCACCTTGGCCGACGCCAAGAAGCTCCTGCTTCTGCCCTCTGTCACCGGCTACACCGGCATTCTCGACAAGCCCGCCCTCCTCAACTGGAAGGCCACGCAAGTTGCGATAGCCGCCTTCAATACCCCGCCCAAGCCCGAGGAAACCATCGAGTATTTCTGCGAGCGGGTCATCGGCGCCAGCAAAGCCCCGGTGGCAGCCGCCGCTGATCTCGGCAGCAAGGTGCATGACGCCTTGGAAAATCTGCTCATGGAAGGCCCGAGCGCAGTCCCCGAAGACATGTGGGCCTATGTCGCCCCGGTCATGGACTGGAAGCAGAAGAACAAGATCACCTACAGCGACATCGAAGTTGTCTTGGTTAGCCACGAATACGGCTACGCCGGCCGCTGCGATGCCCTTGGCACCGACAAGGACGGCAACAAGCTCGTCATCGACTACAAGACCCGCAAGACCAAGCCCAAGCAGAAGGTCGGGCCATACGACACCCAAGGCATGCAGCTCGCCGCTTATGCCGTGGCCAAGTGGGGCGAAGACCAACTGCACACCGTCCACGGTTACAACGTCTACATCTCCACCACCGAAGTCGGCCGCGTCGAACCCTACAAGCACGACAGCCTGGTGCCGCATTGGGAAGCATTCAAAGCGGCCTGCGTCTTGTGGAGGCACGTCAAAGGCTACGACCCGAGGCAACCGGCGTTCACGACCTTGGCCCAAGCCGCATGAAAAAGCCACGCCGCTTCACCGTCAACGAGAACACCTTCGGGCTACGCGTAGAGTTCTACGTCAGCACCCCGCAGGCGATGGCGTTGAAGCGTTGCGCGGCCCTCATGGAGATGGACGCAGATGATCCCGAGAACGCCCCCGACGACTCAGCCGCCGCCTGGTGCATGAGTCACGGCAACTGGGCGCTTATCTGGATCGAGAATCACCACGAAGACCACGGCAGCTTGGTGCATGAGTTGTATCACGTTGTCAGCGACTTCCTAAGACACATCGAATCCAGCGACGAGGAGACCGGGGCCTACCTCATCGCCTACCTCTACAAGCAGGCCCGCACAAAATTAGACAAAAAAGTATGAGCATCAAATACCGGGGCGAGTCATTCGCCGGCTACAACAAACCCAAGCGCACACCGGACGGCCCCAAGAAGTTTGCCGTGCTGGCCAAGTCTGGCGACCAGACCAAATTGGTCCGCTTTGGTGATCCCAACATGTCGATCAAGAAAGACCAACCCGCCCGCAAGGCCAGCTACTGCGCACGCAGCGGCGGCATCAAGGGCACAGATAACAAACTGTCGGCCAACTACTGGAGCCGAAAAGCCTGGAGCTGCTAACTATGAAAAAAGGACTATACGCCAACATCAACGCCCGCAAAGCGGCCGGCACCAGCCGGCCCAAGAGCAAGTCAACCGTCAGCCCGAAGGTCTACTCCGACATGAAGGCCAAGCGCGGAGGATTCAAGGCCAAGTGACCTTCACGCCCCTTCTCATCACCACCATCTGCTACCTGCTCACCGCAGTGGGCTTTTACCGCGAGGGCAACGCGGGTCTCGCCGTGGCCTTTGCTGGCTATGCGTTTGCCAACTTTGGCTTCCTTTACATCACCGTGAATGGCCAGCCCTGACATTATGGAAAAGTATCGAATTATGACACCGGAGATTGAGGCGATAGACCAAGAGATCATGCGCCTCAAATCACTGCGCGCCAGCATGGTCGCCAAAGCAGCCAAGCGCAAAGCCGATGCCTTGTGCGCGGAGATGAGGAAGCGCAAGGGCAAATGAATTTTCAAGCAGCAGTCAAAGGTATTGCGCCGGCAGGAGGCATTCGCCCCGCTAGTCACATAACCGCCAGCTTCGTAAGCGCAACAAAAGCGAAGCCTGCTGCCCATTACTTTGTCGGGCAGCGCAGTAAACGAGGAGCACCGTATGGTGTGTCCTGTGGTCGGGAGAGGGATACGGCTTATCGGCCTGTGTCGGCCTATAACACGGCACCCCACTACCCTCGTCACCATGGCAACCCGTGCGCTGAAAAGGTGAGCGCTCACCGTTTCCGGCAGAGCAGTGCCCCCGTGGGCCACAGACAGGGAACGCTAACCATCACCGGCTCCAATGTGCGTCTGGGCACTGAAATGCCGGTGGCCCTGTCTCTCTTTCCATGATCGCCTTCTGCCCAGACCGCGACCGCGTCTACGTTGACGGCATCCCCTGCCCTTGCCGCACCTACGTCTATTGCAAGAACGGTGGCGGCGAGACCGACTACCTCACCGTCATCCGCGAGGACAACGGCCGGCCGCTCACCGCCCGCATCGACCAACTGGCTTTTGCGCCGAATCCGACTTTGGACATTGAGGAGGAGCCAAGTGAATGAGCTGGCACTTTTCGCAGGCGCTGGTGGAGGCATACTTGGAGGCAAACTCCTCGGCTGGCGAACCGTCTGCGCCGTCGAATGGGACGCCTACGCACGGGATGTTTTGGTCGCCCGGCAAAACGACGGATGCCTCCACCCCTTCCCGATCTGGGATGATGTTCAGACCTTTGACGGACGCCCATGGCGAGGCCGTATTGATGTCGTGTCTGGAGGCTTCCCTTGTCAGGACATCAGCGCCGCAGGCAAGGGAGCCGGAATCGAAGGAGAGCGAAGTGGAATGTGGAAACACATGGCACGAATTATCGGTGAAGTTCGACCCCGCTTCGTCTTCGTGGAAAACTCACCAATGCTTGTGGGAAGAGGTCTTGCCGTGGTCCTCGGTGACCTTGCCCAAATGGGGTTTGATGCGCGATGGGGTATTGTGGGAGCGGCCAGCGCCGGATTTTGTCATGAACGAAACCGATGTTGGATCGTGGCCCACTCCGCAAAGAGTGGACTACAAGGGAACGACAAGCGGCTCGGAGTTCGGCCAAAGAGCGCATCAATTCAAAGTTTGGACAAACGGGGAAGCTGTTACGGGAACAATTTACCCGAACCCAGATACCTACGACGCCTTAATGGGGTGGCCAACGGGGTGGACCGCATTAAGTGCGCTGGCAACGGACAAGTTCCAGCAGTGGCTGCGCTCGCATGGCGTCTCCTCGGCGGACCACGATAGCACACAACCGCACACACCCGCATGAAATCCGACCAGCAATTCCTCGGCGACTTGAGCGCCAGCCGGCGGGCGGTCAACGACTTTGCCGACAAGCTGCGTCAGACCGGCATGCAAGTCTGGCTGCCGCCGCAGCGCACCCGCCCCGATGCGACCGTGCGCGAGCAATACGCCGACAACGGCGACTTGATGGTGCAAGGCCGCGTCGAGCACAAGGTCCGCACCAACCTGCATTTCACCGGCCGCGAGGATTATCCGTATCCCACCGTCATCGTGGACGAGGCTTACAAGGTCGATGCCAAAGCCGACACGCCGGTCTTGGCCTATATCATCGAGAACGCCACCCGCACCGTGGCCGCCGTGGTCTATGGCTGGACCCGCAAGCACTGGCAGGTCGAGGAAGTCTACGACCCCAAGCAAGGCCGCAAGTGCCGCAACTATACGGTGCCCAAGCAGCATGTGCGGTTCTGTGAGCCGCAGGAGGCATTCGCGTGAAGGCCCGCCCTGCAAAGAAACCAAGGAGCACGGCGGGTGGAACCTTTTGGATCATCCACAAGTCCGAGCTGGGTCCGGTGATGGAGTGCAAGGCGCGGAAGGCGGGCACCGGATGGTCCGTCTTGGTGCGGCCGGAATCGCGCACTTGGGATTTTGTCAAAGAGATGTGCGAGCGCGAGTCGCTTGCCGATCTCAAACTCGACCACACGCTCATCGAAGGCGAGTGGCCCGACGAACGATGACTTTGCGCAAAGGACAACGGGCGGCAAGCAAGAGCACGACAAGAGGGTGTGCGACTGCTTGCGGCTGCCTGCCGATGCGCGGCGGGAAGCGGGCATCTTGGGGATTTTGCCCGCCCCCGCCATTTTTTAGATGAGCGAAAAGAAATCCACCCCCCGCTCCCGCTTCACCCCGACACCGCATCCGGTGATGAAGCTGCCGCCCAAGGACGTGCTCTTGGCCATCGGGCCGGAGAAGGGCTGGGATCTGCTGCTCAAGCGGGAAGAACTAATCCTCAAGGAAAAAGTAGATCCTTATAGATACGGCTACCGCCCGCCGATCTGGAACAAGGCCAGTCAGCTATTGGAAGACAACCGCGAGATCCTTGTCCTCGGCGGCAACCGCAGCGGCAAGACCGAATGGGCCGCGCGCGAAGTGATCCACAGATTGTATCACAAAAAGCAATCTGTTGCCTGGTGCTTCCAAACGACGGCGCCCAACTCGGTGGAAATGCAACAGCCCCGCGTCTTCAAATATATGCCGGCCGATTGGCGGCAGGCGCGCAAGAGCACCGTCACGAATATCACCTACTCGGTCAAAGGCGGCTTCACCGAAAACAAGTTCGTCGCCCCCAATGGCGCCCAATGTATCTTCCGCAATTACAGTCAGGACATTTCCACCATTGAGGGCGGCGAGGTCGATGTCGTCTGGTGCGACGAGCTGGTGCCCATAGATTTCTTGGAGACCCTGCGCTTCCGCCTGCTCGACCGCAACGGCGTGCTCATCGTCACCTTCACCCCCATCGAAGGCTACTCGCCAACGGTCAAAGATTACCTCACAGGGGCGCGCAACGTGGAGGAATGCGATGCGGAGTTGCTGCCCAAGTTTGAGGACAAGCAAGGCGAGAAGGTTATCGCCGGCTACGAGAAAGTGCCCATCGTCCAGACCGGACGCAAGGGCCGGCCGATCATTTACTTTCAGACCAAGGGAAATCCATGGGCTGGATGGGACCGCATGCAGCAGGAGCTACGCAACGAGACGCGGGAGAAGATCCTCTGCCGTGCCTATGGCGTCCCGACCCGCTCCATCAACAACCGCTTCCCGCTATTCAACGACAAGATTCACGTCATCAAACACGAATGGATTCCTAAGGAGGGCACCCGCTACCAATTCATAGACCCCTGCTCCGCGCGAAACTGGGCCATGATCTGGGCGCTGTTCGATAGTGCCAATCGTTGCTTCATTTACCGCGAGTGGCCCTGCCCGAACGAGTATGTCGAAGGCGTCGGCTACCCCGGCATGTGGGCCGAGCCGGATGGCAAGAAGGCGGACGGACGCCAAGGCCCCGCGCAGAAAGATTTCGGCTTTGGCCTAGAGCGATACATCGAAGAAATCCGCAACGTCGAGAACGGCGAGCGCATCTTTGAGCGGTGGATGGA